TGTATATTTAATACACGAATATAACCGCTTAATAGTCAAATTATCATTTGGAAGTAATGATAATTTGTTATCTACAAAATCTGGGGTGTATTTTGACCGCAAGCAATTTAATCTAGTATTTGTATCTATAAAACTCATAATATATAGCTGAATATCATCTGGTAAAACAGCTAATTTTTTTTCATAATTTTGCTTCAATAATTGTTTGTAATAATTTTCCTTATTTATTTTCTCAAGTTCATCCGCACTGTGATTCTTATTCTGTTTAAGGATTTTAATTTCTCTGAGTTTTTTCTCACACTTCTTTTTTGAAAACATTTTATTTGGAGGAAAACGGAGGCTTAAACGCAGCAAAAAGCCGAAGTTTTCTGAAGCGAGCCGTATTTACGAAGTCAGAAGGTAGAGCGAAGGAATTTTGTGAATTTTGTGTATTTTATTTGTTCTTTACAGTATCTAAAATAATAGTAAATCAATTTTTTAATAAATTTTACAAACTAATGGAGAAAAACATAGGCTTGGAGCGAGCTGTAGCCGAACTCATTCGACTACGTCTACGGAGTCCCCTCATAAAACTTCGACTTTTGATGCGCTTAAGCCTCCGTTTTCTTCCACATCGCTCCAAAAAATATAAAAATAAAATTGAATTTAAATATTCTACACTATACTATGTAACAACTAATAATGGAGCGCATCTTTAAAGTATTTGATTTCAATATATATAATAAAAAGTCTGACGATAATAGTAGTGGAGATGAAGATACTAAATGTCGAAAAGATAATACAAAATTCTTAATTCAAATGTTTGGTATAAATGAAGAAGGGAAATCGTGTTCTATTGTAGTAGAAAATTTTAAACCATTCTTCTATGTAAAAGTCGAGGATGATTGGACCCAGTATACTAAAAACACATTTCTAGAATTTATTAAAAAAAGAATAGGCGTGTATTATGAAAATTCAATTTGCGATTGTAAAATAATAAAACGAAAAAAATTATACGGGTTTGATGGTGGTAAGGAGCATAAATTTATATTGTTTCGGTTCAATAATATCCAAACATTTAATAAAGTTAAAAAATTATGGTATGGCGATGACTACAAGTTATTGGAGAATGGATTCGATTATAAAGGTACAAAGACATTTTTATATGAGTCGAATATTCCACCCCTGTTACGATTCTTTCATATAAAAGATATTAGTCCTTCTGGCTGGGTAGCTCTACCAAATAAAAATACGATTGAAAATACGATTGAAAAAAAAACCAATTGTGATTATGAATTTGTTATTGATGAGAAATATATAATTCCGTTAAATGACTTGGAACGACGGGTTCCATATAAAATATGTAGTTTTGATATTGAAGCTTCAAGTAGTCACGGGGATTTTCCAGTACCAATTAAATCGTATAAAAAATTGGTTACCAATATTATGGAATATATCGAAAAAATGAAAATAGAATTGACACCAGTAATATGTACGAATTTATTAAAAAGAATGGTATTAACTGCGTTTGGTTATGATAATATGGTTGAGATAGAGTTAGTTTATCCCAAAAAAAAACCAAAGAGTAAAGAGGATGTTATTGTAATGATAGATAAATGGTTAACTATTCCTGTAAGAAATATGGACAAGCCAGAAGATTATAATAATCAAATGACGATTGAGCGATTATTTGAAAATATGAATAATGTGAATGATGATGACGACGAAAATGATACTGCTGCTATAGGCGGATATAAATACAAAAAAAATAATAAAGATGAAGATGATAATAATGCCAATGGTGATTATGATACTACTAGCAGTTATAAATATAAACAAACTCCTTCGAGTATTAACTCTGGAGTCCCCTCGCTCCAATATAATTATATATCACCTGTAACTCCTTCGGCTACTGCCTACGGAGTTCAGTCGCTCACCGGCGCCTACGGCTTCGGCTCGCACCAAAAAACAACTACAATCGTAGATATTTTATGTGATAAAAAAGTGGAAAGAGATTTTAAATTAATTGAATTAAATATGGCATTTATTTCGTGTTTTCCACAATTAGAGGGAGATAAGGTAACATTTATCGGTTCTACCTTTTTAAGAGCAGGTGATACGGAACCATATTTGAATCACTGTGTTGTATTGAATACGTGTGGAACTGTCCCGGTTGAAAACGTCGAAATCGAAACATATACAACAGAGGCGGATTTATTACTCGCGTGGAAAAATATAATTCAAAAAGAAAACCCGGATATTATTATTGGGTATAATATATTTGGGTTTGATTATGAGTTTATGTTTCGTCGCGCAGAAGAAAATAATTGTGTAGCAGAGTTTTTAAAATTATCAAAAAATAAAAATGAAATATGCGGTACATTTGACAATACAATTGGAAAATATAAAATAGAAGAGAGTACTCTTAGCATTGCAAGTGGCCAACACGATTTAAAATATATAAAAATGGCTGGTCGTGTTCAAATTGATTTATATAATTATTTTCGCCGTGAAGAAAATCTATCCTCGTATAAGCTAGATTATGTTGCTGGTTATTTTATAGGCGATTACGTTAAAAAAATAGAATATAATGACATATCCGGTGAAAGCACCATTTATTTAAGTAATTTAATGGGGCTGCAACCAGGCAGTTATGTACATTTTGAAGAAATTGGACATTCAACTGATTATTATAATGACGGTGAAAAGTTTCAAATTAAAACAGTAAATAAACAATTGGGATTCGCGACCATTTCTGCAAAAGTAACCCCGGATATGAATAAAAAGGTAAAGTTGTGTTTAGCAAAAGATGACGTAACTCCAAAAGATATTTTCAGAATGACAAATGGTACAGCAGATGACCGCGCGATCATTGCAAAATATTGTATTCAGGATTGTAATTTGGTACATTATTTGATGAATAAAATCGATGTGCTTACCGGATTTATAGAAATGGCGAAAATTTGTAGTGTTCCTATCAGTTTCCTAGTATTAAGAGGTCAAGGTATAAAACTGACATCTTATGTCGCGAAAAAATGCCGTGAAAAACGTACATTAATGCCCGTCTTAGAAAAGAGTGAAAACAATGATGGTTTTGAAGGCGCCATTGTTCTAGATCCAAAATGCGATTTGTATATGGATAACCCCGTCGCGTGCGTTGATTACGCGTCATTGTATCCATCTTCAATGATGAGTGAAAATATTTCCCACGATAGTAAAATATGGACAAAAGAATATAATTTACAAGGCGCGCTAATATGTGAAACCGGTGAACAAAATGACGCGGGTGAATTTATATATGACAATTTACCTGGATACGAATATGTTAATATCACTTATGATACTTTTAAATATGTGCGAAAAACGCCAAGCGCGGCTGCTGAAAAAATAAAATGTGGTTCAAAAATATGTAGATTTGCACAATTTCCAGATGGAATGCGCGGCATTATGCCATCTATTTTGGAGGAATTATTACTTGCTAGAAAAACAACTCGAAAAATGATTCCATTAGAAACTGACGAATTTATGAAAAATGTGTTGGATAAACGACAGATTGGATATAAATTAACTGCAAATTCGTTGTATGGGCAATGTGGTGCAAAAACGAGTACATTTTACGAGAAGGATGTTGCTGCGTCTACAACCGCCACAGGGCGTCTCCTGTTAACATATGCGAAAAAAATAATAGAAGAAACATACGGGAATCGAATTTGTGATACAAATAAATATGGACCAGTCTTAACAAAAGCTGAGTACATATATGGTGACAGTGTCGCGAGTTATACTCCGGTATATGTTAGATCAAATGGTATTATTGGATTATGTACAATAGAAGAATTAGCGGTTAAATATGGTCGAGGAAATTGGGTAAAATGTGTAGAACCAGGAAAAGAAGAAAAGGAAGTATGTGAATTAAGAAATGTTAAAACGTGGACAGACAAAGGATGGTCACATTTATATAGAGTTATTAGACATACTTTAGCACCTCATAAAAAAATGATGCGGGTTGTAACCCATACTGGATTAGTAGATGTAACAGATGATCACTCATTATTAACGGAGGATGGAATAGAAATATCCCCAAAAGATGTAAAGCTTGGAACAAAATTATTACATCATTCACAACCAATTAATAATACTAATTTAGATGATTTATTTCAAGAGAATAGAAATTTTAGCGACCAATTAAAAGCCGCAACCTTTATGCTAAACTGTGCGTATAATGGAATACGTATGAATATTGAAACGATAGATGATAAATATGTTATAAATATATTAACTGATATAATAACTTCAACCGAAATTAAACAAATTACCACAATCCCGTATAAAGGATATGTATACGATTTAACAACGGATAATCATCACTTTGCTGCCGGTATTGGAAATATGATAGTTCATAACACGGATTCAGTATTCTTTACATTTAATCTAGCTACTCCAGCAGGCGAACCTATTCGTGGAAAACAAGCGTTAGAAATTACGATTGAACTTGCGAAAGAAGCTGGGCATTTAGCATCTAGTTTCTTGAAAGGTCCTCACGATTTAGAATACGAAAAAACATTTATGCCGTTTTGTTTGCTGTCGAAAAAACGGTATGTAGGAATGTTATATGAGCACGATCCGAATAAATGTAAACGTAAAGAGATGGGAATTGTATTGAAACGACGAGATAATGCTCCGATTGTGAAAGATATATATGGTGGAATTCTTGATATATTAATGAAACAACAGGATATCAAAAAAGCCACCGAGTTTTTAAAATCTTGTTTGACAAATATCGTAAAGGAAAATTATTCTGTCGATAAATTAATCATTACAAAATCGTTACGTTCTGGATATAAAAAACCACAGCAAATTGCGCACAAAGTATTGGCAGATAGAATTACATCACGTGATCCTGGGAATAAACCGAGTTCTGGAGATAGAATTGCGTTTTGTTATATACATAATACAAATAAAAAAGCGCTTCAAGGTGAAAAAATAGAGACTGTGGCCTTTATAAATGAGAATAAATTAAAAATCGACTATTCATTTTATATTACAAATCAAATTATGAAACCTGTTCAGCAGTTATTCGCATTAGTATTGGAAAAAATTTGGGAAATGCAGAATAAAAAAAGTAAAATAACCAAATTTAAAAGAGATGTTCAAATGTTGCAAGACAATACTGATCCTGACAAATTTGATGATAAATTAGACGCTCTTAGAAATAAGGAAATAAAGGTGCTGTTATTTGATGAGTTTTTGAGAGAAACAAACAATCAAAAAGAATGTAACCAACCATTGACAAAGTTTTTCGGTAAAAAATGATAATATTTATGTTGTATGTTGTATGTTGTATGTTGTATGTTGTATGTTGTATGTTGTATGTTGTATGTTGTATGTTGTATGTTGTATTTTTGTTTTTTTATTCATTCACGTCTTGTTATAAGTTTTGATGAAATCCAAATCCCAAATAATGCCCACATTGAATCTAATGTGTTGGCACCAGTATAAATGGCCCACCGTAATGCTTTACAATGAGGAGAACTTATTAATAATGGTGATAGTAATATTCCAATAATAGTATACGGGGTACAAAAACGTTGATATAGATAAATGGATATATAATGAATAAATATCCATATAAAATATATAATAGTCGCGTTATAAACAATCATCAAATAATATTTAATTTTATCGACCATATTATTGAATGTTACATATGATGATGTAGGTTCATAATCTATTTCAAACTCCTCCGCCGACGTTTCAGAGTTTAGTCGCTCACCACCGCTTACGCTCCGACTCGTTCCATTATCCGATATATTGTCATTCGTTTTTTCATTACATTTATGCCGTTTTGATAACATTTCTAGTGCGTGTATTGATAATATTGTACATAACAATTACAAATTCAATTTTTTTAGAATTATTCAATAACAACCCGTAATTTGGAGACAGTTTCATCCACAAAATTTGGAGGCGTAAGCGTAGCAAAAGCCGAACTCCTTCGACTAACGTCTACGGAGTTCAGTCGCTCACCGGCGCCTATGGCTTCGGCTCGCTCCAAAGTTTTCCGAGGGAACTCCGTAGTTAATAGTTGGATCGAGCCGTAGCGTCAGCGAAGGTGAGTGGAGGAAAACGGAGGCGTTAGCCGAAGTTTTCCGAGGGAACTCCGTAGACGTTAGTCGAAGGAGTTCGACTGGAACACGGATGTGAGCGAAGTGAACAGAAGTGTTCCGAAGGAGTTATAATTTCTGTGTATATTTTTATCTATATACAATATATAATATATAATGTCTGATAGTAGTCCGTGTCTTGAAGAAGTATATCTTGAGCATAAAGAAGTAAAAGAAGTTACTCGTATTGAAGAGGTAGTTGTTGTAGAAAATGTTGTAGAAAAGAAAGCTCTTGGGTATATATGTTGTTGTGTCAAGGTGTGGTCGACGTGTCTAAATATGATTGAATGTATATGTACTGGATTATCTAATACGTGTTTATTATGCAGTTCTTGTTTTTTAGGATGCAATAAATGTTTGGAACAAATGGATTGTGATGGTAAATAACCAAACTCCTTCGACTACGTCTACGGAGTTCGCTCCAAAATAATATAATTTTTTCAAAATAATTATATTATTTTTATCTTCTAACACTACCACTTTGAATTACAACATCATTACCGGATGTATCAATAGTATAATTTCCCAAATTCATAGCACCTAAATGTGGGAACAAATTATTCAAAATACTTTCGGTCATATTAGAAAAAGCATCATTTAGTTCATCGTCTAATAGATCGGATTGGAGAGAACTGTCGCCTGGCGTAAGCGATGGAACTCTGGAGTTAATAGTCGAAGGAGTTTCTTCATCTTCCTCTTCTTCCTCTTCTTCCTCTTCTTCCTCTTCTTCCTCTTCTTCCTCTTCTTCCTCTTCTTCCTCTTTTGTTTCCTCTTTTGTTTCCTCTTTTGTTTCCTCTTTTGTTTCTTCTTCTCTTGTCGCACGGGGTATAACTCTAGGTGTATGACGATAGTTTCTAATATCATACCTACAAACAGGACATCTTACATTTGAATTAAACCATTCGTTAATATTTACAGAATTAAAAATATGTCTACATTCTAAAATTTGTGTAACATTATTAGAATTATTAAATCTTTCTAACGTTATTGGGCAACTATTATTAATTGGATTTTCAATATCACCAAACCGAACAATTCTGGTCGCTATGTCTATTTGACGCTGTGACGGTCTTACTGGTACATTGCTATAAAAATTTTGTAAAATATTTAAATAATCTAATGGAGCTGTTGTTGTTGATGCTGCTGCTGTATTTGCTGTGGTGGGTAGATTAAATCTCAACAAATCTACTAAATAAGCACGACCGTTTAATTCTATTCTCTCATTTGTATGTTCATAAGGAAGATTATTGTGTGTTGATGGAACTCCGTAGTTAATAGTTGAAGGAGATTGAATCGGTTGTCTACTTCGTCTACGATTGTGAGAATTAGTATTAGTATTAGTATTAGTATTAGTATTAGTATTAGTATTAGTATTATGGATATTACTCGAATTCCTTCGGCTACCACCTACAGCGTCGGAACTCCTTCGACTAACGTCTCCGGAGTTCCCTCGCTCACCGGCGCCTTCGGCTACGGCTCGCTCCACTCGCTCAAAATTTGAGTTATGATACGAGTTGTTTCTTCTATTAGTATTAGAAGTTGTATTTTGGGACGATCTGTAGTCAAACGCACTTGGTAGCGATGTATTAGCTGAAGAATTTGTTTGAGGAAATGTATTATATGAACGATTATTATTATTATTATTATTATTATTTGTATAACTCCTTCGGCTACCGCCTACGGAGTTCCCTCGCTCACCGGCGCCTTCGGCTACGGCTCGCTCCATATTCATATTTGATATTCCTATTATAGAATCAATATTCCTTCTATTAAATTGTTGCATTTCCTGTAAAGAATCTATTTGTCGTTGCGTAGTATTATAAAACCCTAGATACATTTCTAATAATAATCGATCGTCTTCTCCAAGCCATAAATTGTTATTATTATTTGACATATTATATATACTGTATACTATATTTACTATATTTATATTATTTGAAATGTGTTTAAATATATATTGATAGTAAACATAAGTAAAAAATAATATGGATATCGAAATTTATAAAGGCAAAGGATTAACCGGACTAGCAAATTTAGGAAATACGTGTTTTGTTAATTCGTGTATTCAAGTATTGTCTCACACATACGAGTTAAATAATTTTTTAAATAAAAAAACATATAAACAACGATTAAATAATGTATATGATACAGCATTACTTATTGAATGGGATAGTTTACGCACTCTAATGTGGAGCGAAAATTGTATTATTTCTCCAGGTAAATTTTTAAAAACAATTCAAAAATTAGCACAACTTAAGGGAGTAGATATTTTTACTGGGTTCGCACAGAACGATTTACCAGAATTTTTATTATTTGTGATTAATAGTTTCCACACAAGTTTATCTAGACACGTAAATATGGATATTAATGGAAGCACTGCTAATAGCACAGATGAAATGGCTGTTAAATGTTTTGAAATGATTAAAAAAATGTATTCAACGGAATATTCCGAAATATGGAATATGTTTTATGGTATTCATATTTCACAAATAATTTCATTGGAAACGGGTGAGGTATTAAGCTCTGCGCCCGAACCATATTTTATGATAAATCTTTCATTGCCGTCGGCTGATAATAAGAACCCATCATTGATAGATTGTTTTGATTTATATGTAGAGGGGGAAATATTAAATGGCGACAACGCATGGTATAATGAAAAAACACAAAAAAAACAAGAAATTCAGAAAAAAATCTCGTATTGGAGTTTACCAAATATATTGGTGATAGATATTAAGCGGTTTAACGCACGAAATCAAAAAAATCAAATATTGGTATCATTTCCTTTAGAAAATTTAGATTTAACAAAATATGTAGTAGGATATAAGAAAGAAAGCTATATTTATGATTTATATGGTATTTGTAATCATAGCGGAGGTGTGAATGGTGGACATTATACCGCGTTTGTTAAAAACGCAAATGGTAAATGGTATTATTTTAACGATACAAATGTATCTGAAATAGTGGAATTACAACATTTAATTACTCCAAAGGCATATTGTTTTTTTTATAGA